GCGGCAAGCCGCCCGAATTCCCACAGGGTAGGGGGGGGATTGGCTTTCCCTAGGTTATCAACAGCTAGGACGATAGCCCGCGTTAGTAGCCCTCAACCCTCTTGGCCACAATCCCTCGCAGATAGTCCTTGTCTATCTCGCCATCGTCCGCCATCCTGTGATGCAACCTGCATAGGCACACTAGGTTGTCATCCTCTAGCAGTCCGTCTGGGTCATCGCGGAGCTTCTCTATGTGGTGAACCTCCAACCCTTCGGTCGTGACCTTCCCTTGGTCTCGGCACACCTCGCACATCCATTGTGCGTCGTCCCTGACCTGTAGGCTCTTCCTCTTCCAGCGTGCCGTGAAGCGCAGCCTGTCCGCTCCCGTCCTCTCGTAACGGTATGTCGGCCTCTTCATCGGGCATGGCTGATCGTACGGATGAATCCTCCCGCAGCGCGGGCATGCCTTGAATGCCCCCAAGTGCGCCCTCCCTTCAATCAGCAACGGGCCCCGCCGGTTAGGTGGGACCCGCTTGGTTGTCTTGCTCAGATGGTTTGCCGCCGGTTATCCGATCGTAAGCACCTGTCCAGGATAGATGAGGTTGGGGTTGGCGATGCCGTTGATGTCGGCGAGATGCTGCCACGAGGTGCCGTACTTGGCGGCGATGCCGGAAAGGGTGTCGCCGCTCTTGACTCTGTAGGTCTGCTTGGCCGATGCGCCCAGCTTCTCGTTCACGATTGACTGCACCGCGTCCGGGTCATAGCCTGCCTTGGCAAGCCTGTTTCGCCTATCGTCTCCGTTGCCCCATGCGCCTTCGATGACCTCGTCTGCGATCTGCTCGTTGCTCTTTCTCGAAGGATTGAGCTTCGCGTTCACGAGTGACTGGATGGCGTCGTAGTCGTATCCGGCGCTTGTGAGACGGTTGCGCCTATCGTCTCCGTTTCCCCACTGGCCTTCGATTACCTCGTCGGCAATCTGCTCGTTGCTCTTCTTATCTGGTGCAGGTGCCGGAGCGCCTGCCGCGACCACGTACTTTGCCCACGTGGCGGCGTCCATGTATGCCTTGTCGAGGTCGAGGTCTCCGGAATAGCCACGGAGCCTGCCATGGTCGGAGTACTGGCGGATTGCGCACCAATAGGCCCCCTCGTTCCACGGAGAGTCCTGATAGCCGGTGGTCTTGTCGTTGGCGTACTGCGCGACCCATGGGTCACAGTCGAGGGCCTTCGCGACGTCCCACGGGAAGGAGCTTGCCGAAGCGTAGATGAGCGGCTTGACTCCCGTGCGGTCGATGACTCGCTGGACGAGCCGCTTGAGGTAGTCGGTGTCGCCCCACGCGGAATTCTGGATGCTCTCCCAGTCGATGCACGGGATGCCCTTGCCGAAGTATCCCGTGCAATTGTCCACGAAGAAGTCGGCCTCCGCCGTGGCCCCGGAGCCGCCCACGTAATGGTAGAAGCCGAACGGCTTGCCGAGGGAAATGGCCTGCTGAATCTGCGCGTCGCAGCAGCGCGAGACGAAGCTCACCCCCTGCGTCGCCTTTACGATGACGAAGTCACATGGGACCTTCGAGAGGTCGATTCCTTCCTCCCATCCGCTGATGTCGATTCCATGCATCGCCATGTCTACTCGCTCCCTTCTAGTACCTGCTTCGAGGTCGCCGCGCTCACTCCGACGAGCGCACCGATGAGAACGCCGGTCGCGTTGAGCGTGAGCACGATTGCATCGGCGTTCGGGATGCCCCACGCCGGGAACACCGCGCCGATGAAGGTCGCGATTGCCGGGCATGCGATGAGCCCGAGCCACTTGAGCACGTGGTACAGCTTGTCACTGATTATATAGTCTTTCATCTTTCAATCCTCCTAATCGTCCATTGTCGGCAACGCCATCATCTCGTCGTGGAGGTTCGTCGCGATGCCGTTCCCGCCGAGGTTGTGATAGCTCCGGTAAGTGCGCTCCATCACTTCCTTGTCCAGGGTCGAGGCGTGGCCGTCGCGCACGGCGTGATGATGCGTTCGCATAAGCTCGCTCCTCAGCAGCGCCCGGAGAGCCGACTTGACGAGTTCGTTTTCCTCGTCGGCCTTCGCCTTCTCGACGCGCCTGTTCGATAGCATGATGCCGAACACCGCCACAATCGCAGCTGCCGAATAGATTACGAGCTGCGAATCGAGCCTTGGATTCGACAGGATCGTTGCGGTCGCTGCCAGCACAGACGGGACGCACACCCAAAGCAATTTTTCCCACAATCCCTGCATGCCGCTCTTTTCCGATTGGTTTTTTACACTCTTTTGATTATACGACGCGCGGAGCGGGAATTGCGGGAACGATGAAAAAGGCCCCATTTCTGGGGCCTTTCGTCTAGGTTACATGTGGTAAGCGATTATGATGCAGATTATTAAGCCGATTACCTGTCCGACTGTCCATCCAATTAATACCGCCAGTATTGCTTCCACGTGTTGACCTCCCAATCACTCAAAACTCGTAGCTTGGCTTGTGGTGAGTCTCGAAGAAGCGCTTGCCCTTGCACGTGCGGAGTGGAACCTCGCTCGCATTGCCATTCCTGAAGTCGTCGAAGTTGTACTTGTGCGCCACCTCGCGCGTGGTCACGGCGGCAGCGCAATCCTCTGTCATCTCGCTGGGGGCGTCGTTCATTCTGCCCACCATCTCGTCGCGTTCCTCGCGCGTGTCGAACGCCATGAGGGTATCGCCGTCTGAGATCGTATGAATTCCGTAAGGGCAAAACTCTGCGTAGAACATCTGGGGTTCCTCTCTCTTTCCCTCTTGCTATAGGCAAGCGATAATCGAAAGTTTTTTGCGAATAAAAACGGGGACTCTCTCGAATCCCCGTGTCGCTATTTCTTCGCTAAATCCGCGCGAATCAGCTCCTTGATGTACCCCTGCTTGCTGGGCACGCTGTCCAGCTTTTCAAGAACGTCCTCGTCGGTACGGCGGTTCAGCTTCAGGTGGACCTGCCGCGTGTTCTCGGCGTCGTACTTCTTCTGGGCCTTAATCTGCGCTTCCGTAGCCATCTCAAATCACCCCCAGACCTTGCCTGCCATCAGAAGAAACCTCCCCACTTGAGAATCGCGAAGTTGACCGCGATGCCGAGCATGGTCGTCCAGGCGTTGTATGGCTCCTGCTCCTCGCCGTGGTGGATTATGCTCAGAATGGCGTTGCAGACGTACAGAACCAGCATCACAATCTGCGGAACCCCGATGCTCAGCTCGACCATCACATGCGCCCCCTCTCTGCGTTGCGCTTCTTGCATGCCTTCATGAACCCGGTGAAGTCAGTGACCCCGTAGGCGGTGAGCAGGTTGCACGTCGCCTGGATCACGTCGGCGCACTCGCCCATCAGGCAGCCAGCGCTGAACCCGTCGCATTTCTCGTCTGGATCCAGGTCATCCCACAGCTGCCACGCGCCGAAGACCTCGGCGGCCTCCTCCAAGACCTTCAGCGCCTGCGCCTTGTCCTTCTTAGCGTCGCCGAAAGTCTGAACGGTTCCAATCTCAACGGCCATTACGGCCTCCCTTCTCGTAGTAGATGCATCCAGCCACCGCGCACTCACGGTCGCAACCATCGCAGGATCGCGACGATGAGGATTGCCTCGCCCACGGCCACGACGAGCTCGAGTGCGCCTACGACCGCCATGATTTCGAGCAACGAGCTAATCATTCGTCCATCACCCTCCTTTCGACACGCTTGACGACCGTTTCTGCCATCGTCACGCGCATATACAGATTAGATATATTCTTTTCACACTCACCCAAGCGGCTAATCGCGAGCCATGCAGTCACAATCGCCGCAATGGACATTGCAATCGCGATTACAGACAAGATAAGCAGCAGCTCTACAACCATTCCTTACCACCATCTCGGCGCTGCTTGTCGCTAGTCATCGTTTTCTCCCTTCGGGTCAATGAGGTCGGCGAGCTTCTCGAGCGTCCTCTCGGCAAGCCTACGGTCGGCGGCTACGGTGAACGGGTTGCCTTCGTCCACGGTTGGCCCACCAACTCCAACCCAATAGCTTAGGTACATGGTAAAGTCACGCGTCCCGTTGGTTTCTCTGGCGCACATGCGCAGTCTTTCCGCCACCTCGCGGCGCTCGGAATCGCTAGGCATGGTCAATCACCTCGTAAACGTCGTCCGTTATGAAGTCGATGCGGAACCTTCGCCCGCCTTGCTTGACAACATCGACATCTCCAGAGACGTTGTCCCACCAGTTCGAGTCGTTGTAGCCACGCCACTTCAATTCGATGAAGTGACCGGGCATCGAGCCATCGTACTTGCAGAAGTCCCAAAAAAGGTCGTTACCGAGACTTTCGAACTTCGCCTTGCCGATGAAAATCTCGTTAGTCTCCATCTCGTCTATCCTTCCTCGAACCACTCGTCCGGGCACTCGCAGTCGTCATTGCCGTGTCGGCCATGGTCGTAGACCCAGTCGATATCCTTGTCCTCGATGCTGCACGCCGCCTCCCTGTCGCACACCCCGAACCACTTGCACGGGTCGCCTGGCTGGTCGTCCAGCACCCTGAAGCACGCGCAGTTGCCACACAGCCTGTCACAATGCTCGTCCGTCACCTCTCGCATCTCGTCGCCCCTTCCTCGGCGGCAATCCGCCGTATCGTCCTCGCGTCCACGCGGAACCTCTCCTGGAGGTCTCTTATCGGCACGCCAGCCTCGTATGCCTTAGCCAGGCGACGCCTGGCCGGGCCGTCCATGACCGGAGCTTCGTAGCGTCTCACAATGTCCTCCATCACTGGCAATCACGCTCCCTCCGTAGGTACGCGAGCTCGTCACGAAGCTCCTCGCGCTCGGCGAGCGCGTCGAAGACCCACGCGAGAAGCTGCGAGCACGAGAGGCTTGCGAACTCCTCGCCCATCAGCTCGTAGTCCAGGGCCTCGGCACGCAGCCTGTCCAGTCCCTCGTGCGCCGTCCCGTCACTCATCATCGCTGGTCAACTCCTCTCCGCACCACGGGCAGTAGCGCGGAATCGTCTCAATCTCATCCCAGTTCGTGATGTAGGTGTCGTCGTGCTCGAAGTGGGCGACGCGGAAAACGAGGTCGCACTTGCGGCAATGGACGGCATCGACGGGGTCGCAGTCGCTTATCGGGGTGAAGTCTTTGAGGTTAGCCATCTTGCGCGGCTTCCATTTCTGGTGGGACGGGGTCGCCCCGCACGTCGGGCAGTCAACGGCCCTCGCGAACTTCGTCATCTTAGGCATCATTTACCATCCTCGCCATCGCCCTCTTTGCCATGTGCCAACACTCCTTGGCCTTTCTGAGGTCTTTCCCCTCGTCATCCTTGAGTCCGGCCCTGTCGAGGTACTTGAGCGCGGAGCCTGCCGCGAAGTAGATTGCCATCGCTGGCGATATGGCGTACATCGCATCGATGCACTCGATGCCATCGCTCGCGTAGTGGCTTGGGTGCTCTACCCCGTCCTTCTCAACGTCCATTGGGTGTCCCATCCTTCAACAACGCGAACATGAACACGGCGCAGAACGTGAGGAACACGATCACGTCCCCAATGTTCACCTGTGGGCTTAGCGGATGTGGCATGAGTGCTTGGATCATCTTCGTTCCTTTCTCTCAGGGATTCGCAGTGACGGCCTGTCTCTCGATGGTATGTGCCGTTTGCCCTTTCCCTTTCTGCTGTATCTAAGTATATACCGATATTTAAGAAAAGGGAAGCCTTCTCGGTGATTTTTTTAGCGGCAATTCCTGGTACGGGAAGCCACCTTTTAAAGCTCAATGAAGGTGAACGCATCAGGATTGAACTTCGCGCTCTTGCCGAATGCGTGCACGTACCCACCAGCGGTGTTCGTGTCGTTCATTGCGAAAACGGCGAACGTACGGCCGCAGAAGTCGTGGTCTTCAGCGATCTCCTCGGGGACGTTATAAACCGTGAAGTCGTAATCCTTCGCCTTGAAACCGTCCCACGGGCAGAAGCCGCAGCGGATGCCGTGGTTGTCCTCCCACGCGCTCTCCTCATCGCCGAGGAACCAATCGCAGCTCGCCACCTCGTAGCCCCAGTGGCTAGACATGCGGAACACGCCGCCTTCCGTGTACCAGTACTCGCTGCCGCTGTCGCTGATGTAGTCCGCCTCGCGCTCGGGTGCCTCAGCGTCGGCCCAGCTCGCCTTGGTTCACATGTAGAAGTTCTCGCTGTTGTACATTGCCCTTCCTTTCCCTCTTGATGCCTATAGTATACACCTATAACGTTCGGTTGCAAGGGTTGGGCGGAAGTTTTTCCAAAATAAAAAAGCCCCCGTTTCCGAGGGCTTTCGATTAGAACTCGTGGCCCGTGATTTCCTCGATTAGCAGCTTGTCACCGTCTCGGGTGTGGCCTCGTAGCTTGAGACTGATCCGTATGCGTTGAAGTGGTAGACGGTTCCACTGTCGCCGAGAACTGCCGCGAACGTCACACCGAGTACGTTGTGCTCGCAGTACACGACCTTTGCGCCAGCTTCGCCGAACTCACTCATCGTCCTGCTGACCATCGCATCAAGCTCCGCCTTCATCTTGTCGTACTCCATTGCCGTTTCCTTTCTCTCTCTCACTTGCTGATACAAGTATACACCTATAACTAGCAGTTACACGCGAGGATATTGAATTTTTTTCCGCTCATATATGGGTGTGGCCCCCAGCAATCCGGGGGCCACAAGAGAGAGGAAGTCACGGCACCAAACAGGCCGCGACTAGATTTTACTACGGAGGAACTTCCGGAGCTGCTTGGCCGGGCTGGTTCTTTCATAGTGCATCCGTCTGGCAATCGTCTCCCAGCTCTTCCCTTCGAGGAACCGCATGACCGCTATCGCCCTGATGCGCGGGTCGGGAACCGTCGCTATGAAGGCCATGACCTCCAACCTCGCTGATTCGACCGCCCGCGCCTGAGCGTCAATCGCCATCAGCACATCCGCACTGCTCTCTTCGGCGGCAACCCTGCGGAGCGCGTCCAACTCCATCTGTAGGTTGCGAGCCTGCGAAAGCTCCATTTCCGTCAAAGCCCCAGAAGCTCCTTGGCCGCTGCCGTACTCGCAGCGTAGTCAGAGCGCCTGCGGTCGCTGCCGTTGAATGGCACGGGAACGCACATGTCCATGATGCGGCTGTAGATCCGCTGCTCCCCTATCCCGTCGGCGCTCATGAGGTCGCGGGGATTGATGTTCGTCGTCACTATCAACGGAAGCTTGGAGCGGTACCGCGCGTCGATGACTGCCGTGACCTGCTCGGTCATGTACTCGGTGCGTCTCTCGGTGGCGAAGTCGTCAATTATGAGCATGTTGAACTTCTGTAGGCTGTCGATGTACTCCTGCTTCCCGGAGAACCCGTCTTGCAGCTTGTTGACTATCCTCTGGAAGTTCGTCATGAGACACGTCGTGCCGTTCTCTATCAGCGCGTTGGCTATGCACGCGGCGGCAAAGCTCTTCCCGCTGCCGACGTTGCCGTAAAGCATGAGACCCGTCCCGTTCTCCAGCATCTGCGGGAACTTCTCGACGTAGCGCTTCATCGCGGCCATCGTCTTCGCATCCTTCCCATCGTCGTTGGCGAACGTCCACTCGCGCATCTCGGAGTCTGGGAACCCAGTCCGGCGCATCATGTCAACTCGATGCATCCTCTCGCGCGTGCGCTCGTCCTCCTTCCTGCGCTCCTCCTCCTCGACCTCGCACTTACACATGCAGTACGGCTTGATTACCCTGCCGCCGCATTCGACCTCGCACTGCTTCGGCGTGTGGCACTTCCCGCAGTAGAGAAGGCCATCCCTGATGTAATCGCCCTCCTGGGGCTTGTGGTTCTGGGCTGCCGCCTTGGCAAGCCCCTCGATGATTCCGTTTGTGTCCATGTCCGTTTCTCTCCTTAATTGCTTAATTGTTCTTCGGCGCGTACTTTCCAAGTCCTAGAACCTTGTCAACCTCTTCGTCGCCGGTGCTCTGGTAGTAGTAGTCGGCGTCTATCTTCTTGTTGAAGCCGCTCGCCGTTTCACGTGAAACGGCGTCCCTCTTTGCGTCCCTGTCGCGTCGCGCCCAGTTCCGAATCGTTGCCAGGTGGTTCTTGTAGGTCTTGCCAGTTGATGCCATGTAGCTGCTGAGCCGCTCGATTCTCTGCTCCCAGTCGGTTGGGAATTCCGCTTGCAGCTTCTCCAGGTCGGAGTCACTGAGAAGGACGTTCTCGTATTCGCCGAACTTGTGGCGCGTCTCTTTCTTCGGTGCGCCCATATCTGGTTTATAAGGTGTGGTTACATTTGTGTTTATATCTGGTATAGGTTCGCCCTCTGGGGCATTTTCATTTTCCCTATCGGCAAAATTCATTTGCCCTTTTGTATAAATGGAAAGTCCCTTTTCGGCAAGTGCATACCACCTCGTGCGATCGTAAGCCGACTTGTTGTAATTGCCGACTAGAATCATCCCGCCTTCTTCCAACTTCTTCAACGAGCCGCGAATCTGTTTGTCCGTAAGGTATGGGAAAAGCTCGGCGAACGCCCTGACGGAGTTGTATGTCCAATACCTGCCGTCGTGGAAGTTGGTTTCATTGGCGCGGTTGTGCTCAATCCAATACACAAGATTCTGGAAGATGATCGCCGCATTGACCCCGTATTCTTTGGCTATTTGCGGTTCGAACATGTGCAGTGCCATATAAAACGCTCCTCATATGCGAAAGCCCCACCACAGGTAGCAGCTGTGATGGGGCTTTCTATTTTTCATGCCATGAAGGCTTGAAAACTATGTCATTGCAAGGCTGCTACCCTCGCGTTCCCAGATTATAGCATCAAGACTCCTCGATGTTGATGTGATTGACGTACGCCATGAGCTTCTTCTTGAGCTTATACTCGGTCGTCTTGAAGCCCTTGCAGTCTTCCACGACGACCTTTCCGTCGCGGTAGTAGACGAAGTCTGCGACGTACTTCATCGCCCGATACTTCACGCCGTCGCACTCGAAGCTCGGCAGAAGCTCGAAAGGCACCTGAAGACACAAGCCCTGAATCTTGCCCGCCCTCTGCATGTCGCGGAGCTTGGTATACCGCTTGGCCTCCTTGGCGCTGTCGAACTCGACACCGTCAACGACCGTCTTCTTGGCGTGGTACTTACTTCCCCGTGCTGCCAAAGCCGCCATCTCCCCTCTCTGAATCGTCGAGCTTGTCAACGACGTCAAAATCAACGTACTCGCATGGCACGATTACGAGCTGCGTAATCTTGTCCCCACGATCAATGGCAATCTGATAGTCGCCGTGATTGTAGAGCTTCACCTTTATCGAACCCGTGTACCCCTCGTCGATGACGCCTTCGGACGTGATGCCGTACTTTACGTTGAGTCCAGACTTGCTCTTGAGCATGCCGACGTATCCATGCGGCAGCTGGATGTGAACGCCCGTGTCGATGATGCGCGAATGCCTAGCTGGAACCAGCACATCGACTGGCGAGCGCAGGTCTGCACCAGCGTCCGTCGCGTGCTCCCTGACTGGCACGAACGCGCCTTCGTCAAGCTTGATTTTCATTTTCTAGTCCCTCCTAAACGTAGTTCCTTCCGAATAGCTTCATCCAGTCGCCGAGCGACCATCCGTAGTGCTCCATGGCGCGGAGCTGCGAGACCGACTGAAGATACTCCTCGAACGGACGGTTGAAGTGCACACCGTAGTCGCTCATGTTGTGGGCTTCGGGCGGCAGGAAGACGTACAGGCCAAGCTCGATTGACTTCTTGCGGTTCGGGCCGTGGAATACCTCGTGCCGCACGAGCCACGGCTCTCGCTCGTCGTACCAGCCAATCAAGACACCGTGCCGCTCGTCGTACCACACGCCGCACCCCAGGACGCTGTGCTCCTCCATCATCCCTCCCCCTCGATGTATCTCAGCCTCGCTATCTCCTCGCGCGTGAGAACCGAGATGCCCTGCGCCTTGCATTCGTCGCGTACGCCGTCGATGAGCCGTGAGAATTCCGAAGAGTCCATGTGCGAGGAACCCTTGTAGACGCGATAGTGCGTGAACTCATGCCCGCCAGCGAATCCCGTTCCGATTTCCTCGAAGTATCTGAAGTACCCGGAAACGTCGATGTTGGAACGTACGCTCACGACCTCGAAGGGCGCGTGCTCCCTCAGCATGCGGAAATGAAGCTCTGAGGTTGGGATTCTCAGAGCCTTGCCCAGCTGGTTGAGCATTGACCAATAATAGGCGTTCTGCGTGAGCGTCCTCTTCCTGCGGCGCTCCTTGATTTCATACAGACGTTCCATGCCGTTGTGCGGCTGCGAGAAGAGCCAGTGGATGATTTCCTCTGCTGTGCCAATCATGCCGCCTATCATCCCGCGTCACCCCCCCCTACCAATGAGGGGCGGAATGCTTCAGAGCACCCCGCCCCGTTTAAGATTTTAGAAAGGCAAATCCTCGTCGTAGACGTCCTGCGGGACTGAGGTCGGCTGGTACTGCTGCGGCTGGTACTCCTGCTGCTGTTGCGGCTTGCGGTTCTGCACCAACTCGATTTCGTTGGCGATGATATCGACCTTCGAGTGCTTCTGCCCGTCCTTCTCCCAGCTCGAATAGTGGAGCTTGCCCGCGATCGCGACCTTCATGCCCTTGGTGAGGATGTCGCCCAGGGCGGTCGCGCGGTTGCCGAAGGTGACGCACTCGAAGAAGTTGGGCACGTCCTCCCACTGTCCCGACGCATTCTTGCGGCGGTCATTCACCGCGATGCCGAAGCTCAGAACAGGCGTGCCGCCCTGCGTCGCTCGAAGCTCAGGGTCGCGCGTCAAATTTCCCGCGATTGAAACTTGGTTGATGCTCATTGTTCGCCGTCCTCCTTTGCCTTCTCCTCCTGAAGCTCGCGGAGCTTCTTCTCGTACTCGTCGGGGAACGCGTACTTTATGATGGTGGCGACCTCGGTATCGCAGCCGAAGCAAAGCCCATTGGAGAAGTAGGCTAGCGTCGCCGTGTTCAGCACTGCCTCCTTCAGCATCGCCGCCTTGTATGCAAGCTCGAGGATGCTCTTGTACTCGTTCTTGTCAATCTCGATCGTGTTCTCGTTCATTTCGTTTCCTCTCTCTCTATTTTTCGGATGCGAAGACGAAAGCCCTGCAACCCTTCGTGTCGTTGTAGATGCTCAGACCCGTTATCTGGCCGCTCTCGATTCTGACCTTCTCGCAACGGAACTTGTCGTAGCACTGCACGCGCCCGTTCTTGCCCTGCTTGACGTTGCACTTCTCGGCGGGAACCCAGATGAACGGAGCCGTGTAAAGCTCGCGCCCGATTCCGAGCATGAAGCCAGCACGCTTGAATGCGTCGCTCGCACGGCCCTTCTCGGCCTCCATGTTTGAAGGCGTGCCGTTCGACTGCTTGGCGATCCACTGGGATTTTTCCGCGTCCCAGACCTCGATTGTGCAGAACAGCTCGCCGTTGATTGACTGGTAGCTGTCGCGCCAGCCAGTCATGCCGAAAGTCTCGTCAAGAATGCGCATGTCGCAGCGGCTGTCCTTGTAAAGCAGGAGCGCCGCGCCATTTTGGCTGCATTGAGCCACGCGCACCTCGATTTCGTCTGCCCTCAGCTCGCGCATGTCACTTCACCTGAAGGCTCTCGCTGGTGACGATTTCGGCGTGCTCGATCTCGCGACCGTCTGCCAGAGCCGCCTTGATTGCCGTGCGGTTCGGCGTAGGCTCCTTGTAAGTCAGCAGATCGTCGGCGTGCTCCTGCGCCCATGCCACGAACGAATCATCGACCTGAACGCTCTTCGCCTTGCGGTAGCTGCAACGCACCTTTGGTGATTCGAACTTCTCGCCCCTCAGAGCGTAGACGAGAAGGTTCTTGATGCGCTCAGCCTTGTTCTCAACGGCCTTGCGGCGCTGTGCGAGGTTCGCCTCCTCCTCCCTCATCGCCTTCGCTTCGGCCACGAGGTTCTTGTAGAAGCAGCCGATGTTCTCGACCTTTTGCGTGCGCTCCATCTGCAACTCGTCGAAGCGCTTCTCGTCCTCGATTTCGCCAGTCTCCATGTCAACCAGCGATACGATTGCATCGTCGATGTCGTAAATGCTCATGCTCATAACAGTTCGATTCCCTCCTTATTGGTCAGTTCTTTCAATTCTTCGTCAGTGTAGTAGACGGGCGCATCAGGCAGTAGCTCGTTTATCAGGTCATAGAGTGCCACCAGATGCTCCTTAGTGGGTTTATGTCGTTCCGTCCGAATCACCCCCGAAGAGATAGTCAAGACCGGCGTGGCCGTTTTTCATGGCGATTGCCTGTGACAGCTTGAGCATTTCGTCAAGCTTCCACTCGCTGGAGCCATTTAGCAGCCGGTAGAAAGTCCCAAGGCTTACCCCTGCGGCTTCCGCACACTCGCAAGTGGTCATGCCTGCGCGAGCTATCTCCGCTTTCAGATTCCTATACATCCATTGCACCTCCTCATTTGTGCTCACGGTGTGCTCTTTTGTGCTCACATCGTATGCCAATCACTATACACCCATTTTTTGCAAACTGCAACACAAACCGGTAAAAATGGTAGAAATTTTTATCAAACCTGACTACTTTTGTGTTTACTTTGATAATCTCGCATGATATATTAGAGATGCGCAAGACGCGAAACAATGACGCTTCGACACGAAAGGTGGTGAATCGACATGGCATTTTGTGACAATCTTCGAGCACTTATGAGCGCAAAAGGCGTATCCCGTCGAAAAATGGCGAGCGACTGCGGAATCAGCCCATCGGCGGTTAATTCATGGTTCAATCGGAGCGCCGAAAATATCAGCTTGCCGACATTGCTTAAATTATCCGAGTATTTCGGCGTGACGATCGAGGAATTAGTGCATGGCACGCCGCAACGGGAGATAACTTTTTCAAACCGGATTTACACCGACAAAGAACTTGAAGAAATACAACTATTTGCACAATTTTTACTACACCGAAGAAAGGGCTAGATGATGAATGGCATACGCAATGTACCTGCGAAAATCCCGCATAGACGAAGAAGCGGGACTTGAAAACACACTAAGCAAACACGAAACGATGCTGCGCGACATGGCCGCACGCATGGGCATACACATAGACGAAACGAACATATACCGCGAAATAGTATCAGGGGAAAGCATAGACGCACGCCCACAAATGCAGCGACTATTGAAAGCCGTCGAGATGGGACTATACACTGGTGTCCTGTGCGTCGAACTCGAACGCCTCAGCCGTGGAAACGGTGAGGATCAGGCGCGAATCCTCCGCACGTTCCAATTCAGCGGCACGAAAATCCTAACGCTTAACAAGGTGTACGACCTTGCTGGTGATGATGAGTTTGACGAAGAATTTTTCGAGTTCGGACTGTTCATGAGCCGCCGCGAATACAAGACGATAAAACGCCGTCTGCTGCGCGGCAGACTCCAAGCGCAACGCGACGGATATTTCATCGGCAGCGTGCCACCCTACGGGTACAGCAAACGCAAGGACGGGAAAGGGTGGACGCTATGCCCCGACCCACACGAGTCGCACATCGTGCGCCTAATATTCGACCGATACGCTCAAGGTGCAAAGATCAACGATATTCTTCGCGAACTCCAAGCGTCCGGCGTCAAACAACGAACAGGCAACGACTTCACCCGCACACGAATCGGCGAAATACTCCGAAACCGAACATACCTCGGGGAACTGCAAACCAAACGGAAAATAAAAAACCGCCGGATAATCGACGGTGAGATAAAGGAAACCTATGTTCGAAACAGCGATATGGAGTATGTGAAGGGGCGACACGAGCCGATAGTCAGCGCAGACACGTTCGACCAATGCGCCGCACGGCTAAAGACGATGGAGACGCGCACACGCCACGCGCACACAAACCGCAACCCGCTCGCATCGTTGGTCGTATGCTCGCAATGCGGTAAGACCATGCAACGCACCAACGGAGCGCAAGCCGAATATTTAATATGCAAAACTTTCGGCTGCTCGACAAAGAGCACAAAACTAGAGATAGTGGAGCGCATGGTTGTCGACGCGATACAGACTGAATTGGAACGCCTCACATACGTGTGGAGCGGGTACGAAACAGAGGCGAAGGACAACGCCGACGAAATGCGCGTACTCGAATCAGAGATAGACAGACGACAGAAGATGCTCGATAGGGCCTGTGAGGCATACGAAACCGGTGTATATGACAGGTCCACGTACTTGCAACGTGTGCAAAAGGTAAACGCGGAAAAGGCAGAACTGACGGCACGCCTTGAAGCATTGCAAGCCGCCGAACCTGAACGCGACATAAAACGAATCCCGGTGCTGTCCAAGGCGTTAAATGAATACTGGATGCTTGACAGCGAAAGCCGCAACCGCCTGCTGAAAGGCATGGCGGAACGAATAGAATATGAAAAGACCGAGCGCGGCACGGGATTGAACCCACGCCTGCGCGTAACTCTCAGAATCTAAATGTTTATCATCTTGTGCCAGATTTATAGGGCACGCGATGATAAACAGGCAGAGAATATAGACAAACATAGGCGGATAGCGTAGTGCTACCCGCCTTTTTTGTGCTTAGCTTACCCGCTTCCACATGTACACAACGAGATAAGGCGGCATGTTGTTATGTGCCTTGCCGCCGCCAGTCGCGCTTGTGGTGGTGCCTTGGTCAACGACAGCGTTAGCATCTTGCCCAGTGCCTGTTAGTCCCCAAGCTTTGGTGTTGCTCCACTCAAGCCTCTCGGGGTGAGTGTGGGACGGCATCTCGTCAACTGTGAGAGTGTGCGTTACCTCTCCGCCCATTTCCCCTGCTGGGAAATTCTCGGCACCAGCCGCATAGCTGCCCCAGTAGTCGGTCGTATTCGCTGCGTTGGCTCCAGCACCGATGAGGAATCGGCCTTGCGAGATTCGCTCCCAAGTGCCGCCGAAAAGCGCAGCGGGGTTCGCGTCGGTCACTGATAGGTAGATTGCACCGACCGGGTACGCTCCCTGAGCCGTCAGCCATGCCGAATCGCCGAGCTGCAAAACGTCCGATTGACTCGGCAGGCAGTTCACGCCGGCGCTCGACTTCTTGGTGTCGATGAAGAACGACGGGATGCCCTTGCCGAGCGTGAGATTGTACGTCGTTTCATCGAGCTTGTCTGCGATTGTCACAACGAAGTCGTAGGCGGAATCCCTGTCGCACGTCACCGTGGATTGGATGGAATCCTCCAGCTCGATTGGCGTTCCGTAGCTCGAATCCGAAACCCTCTTGAACTTCGCGGCGATCGTCACGGCGTTCTTGCCGTCCAGGTACGAGTACCGCGCGCTCGCGGTGATGTACGTCGTAGGCTCGAAGTTGTTCAGGCGGTGCAGGTCGATGACCGCAGTAGGTGTGCTGTAATCATCGACGGTCACCTGCACGGATTGGCTAGCTGTGAACCCGCGGCTGTCGGTTGCCGTGACGGTCAGGGCTTGCGAATACGAAACGTCTACAGATCCCAGCGAGACGGCCCCCGCAGCCGTTACGGTTTTCGTCACCCCGCCGAAGGCGATGGCGTAGCTCGCGATGGTCGCGCCCTTCTTCGCCGTCGCGGTAGGCACTTTCACCGAAAGCGTCGAATGGTTCTGGATGATTCGCGACTTGTCCCCAGTCACAGCAACCGTGGAGGCGTTGGTGTCCTCATACGAGACGGCCCCAAGCTCTGGCGCTGCGTCAACGACGTTCATCTTCCTCCCGGCCCGCGAGTAGTAGGCGACGCCGTCGATGGTCGTTTTAAGCGCATAGACCACCTTAAGCGTCTGCGAGTTCCTGCTGGCGTTGCGCAGCGCCGTGCGCTCCGAGTCGGTGAGCTGCATCGTGTACGAGCCGCCTGACCCGCTTATCGCTCCGGCCCTCGTGATGCTGCCGCCCGCGAACTCGATTGAAACGTCGCACGAGAACGAGGACGGGTTGCTGTAGGTGAGCGTCGGGTTCGTCTCGTCGGTGAAGTCGTTCGCCGTCACGATGGTCGCGTTTCTGGCTATCCTGTCGAGCGAGATGGAGCCAGATGCCGTGATGCTCCCGACCTTCTTACCGTCGATCGTGGCGTTGATGTTGAATGTGTCGGTTAGCTGCGCGGTCTTGGTGCCGTCGGCGTCATGCGAAACCCTGTGGACGGTCGTGCCGAGAAGGACGGAGCCGCCCTTCTGGTTGATGCCGCCAGAAGTGTATCCCTGCGAGACACCTCCTACCGAGCAGGTGTTCGTTCGCGAAGCGATGTTCAGCGAGTACGCGGAGCCGATGACCAGCGTGTGCTTTACCGTCACGTCGGAATAGTTGCCAGCCGCGTTCTGTACCGCGCTCCAATCAGCGCGTAGCGTATACCCTCGATAGGAGCCTGTGATGCTTCCGCTTGATGCCATTGCTTTTCCCCCTTCCTATGCCAACGCGACGAACGCGATGCCCGTGCTTGCGTCCGTCTGAATCGGTACCATCTTCATAAGACCGCCGATAGCGAGCGAGCTGTTGATGTACCCATTCGCCATGTAGAACACGCCGTCGGTAACGCCGTAGGTCGCGTTTCCCTGCGCGTCGTATCCCACAAGCCCCTGAGAGGCGTTGATTTCGATGCGCGAGCCGTCGTTGGCCCACATGCGAAGCCCGTCCTTGTCGAGCTGCCCAAGCAGCGAGCCGCCCGCCGAGCGAACCTCCATCACGCCGTTGCCGTTTTCGGTACCTCCCAGCTTCAGCGTGCCGCCCTTGATTAAATCGGCCACGAAGTTGATGACGTTGATGTTCTGCATGTTCATCGTGCCGTCGATGCCCCAAGCGCTCTCGAAGGTCCCAGCGATGCCGTTGCGCGAGAAGGCGATTCCGTTGTCGTTAATCATGATGACGTTGTGCGCGTCCTCCTTCGGCAGCGAGTCCAGCACCATGATTTTCGAGCCGTCGTAGATGACGTAAGAAGCACCCATCGATTGCGTGATGCTCTGCGTCACAGTGTCGGCGACGCCCTGGATGGCGTTGTTGACCGTGCTCTGCGCCGCGCTCTGTGCTGACGATTGCAGCGTCCCCGCAAGCCCGCTGAGCGTCTTCTGAAAGTTCCCGAACTCGATTTCGGTGTACTTGCCGAGGATGCAGTCGTAGGTGAAACCGATGACGTTGGTCAGGATGTGCACGCCAAGACACTCGTCGATGACCTCCACCGTATCGCCTATGTCCGTCACGCGCTCCATGTCGGCCTTGAGCGTGTAGTTGACCTTCGGGACGCAGTTCTTGTTGACATAATCCTGCGCCTGCCGTCTCAGGTCATCCACCAGTGCTTTGCGGTACGCCGCCTCGTCTTTGCCGTAATCGTCCTTCTTGATGTCGGATTGAGAGAACGAGACGGTCTTGGTGTACGGGATGCCCCACTTCTGCTCGCTCTCGACGTAGATTGACGCGCTCGAATCCTGGTCGTTGAGAAGGATGCCGTCCGCGCCTACTGGGAGCAGCTTCGTGACGACGCCGCTCCAATCCTCCGCGCACGTCAGCTCCTTCAGGTTCTTGCGGTACCTTACGGTCACGCCGTTGTCTGCGCCGATTGACTGGCGAAGCTCGATGCGGAAGTTGTCACGCACGAGATGCCCGCCCCAGCGCTCGACAACCGTCTGGATTGCCTCATAAAGCGACTTTCTGACGCATCGGAACGAGTCAATCGTCTGCACGTCCGAGATTGTAACGAACTCGCTCCTCGGCTCAGTGGCCTCGTTCAGGTGGTCGAGAGCCGCGTTGGCGGTCATGTCCACGGCGTACGAATCCGCAATGAGGTAGTTCTTCGAGTCATAGAAGACGTGCCACGCCTTTAGCGAAACCTTGGTGCTCTTCTTGGTCACTCCCGAGATGCGGAACGCCTGCGCACCCTGCGGCGTGTCGGCTACGATTATCCTCCCGCTCGTCAGGTAGTCGGCGTACTTCGTGCCCGCTTCCAGATCTAGGTAGTAGTCGCCGTTGTCCTTCTTCGTGACCTTGGCCCTAGCGGGAAGAATGACCATGTCGCCGTTGCTGGTGAAGTCCTTGTCTGTTGCTTCGAAAACCCTAATCATTTGTGCACCTCCCTATATGCAAAGGGGGCGCATCGCTGCACCCCCCGATCGTTCAATCTTTCTACGGCCTTAAAGCTCGATGCCGTAAATGTCCTTGTAGGCCGCCTTCGTCGCGTCCTTGTACTTTGCGGGAACGCTGTCGAAAGTGCGAATCCCCTTGAAAATCAAGCGTGCGTAGATGTATCCCATAATTAAGCCCCCTCGACGATTCCAGCCACGGCTTCCTGGAGCTCGCTGATTTGCTCCGCGTTGATTTCGACCTGCTCCTTCACGCGGTTGGTGAAATGAGCGACGACGTTCTCGCCGTCCGTCTCGGCCTTCGCGGAGACGGGGACTAGATGCTGCACCGTGGAGCCGTCGAACGTCGCGCCCTTCAGGTTGTCCTCGGTGAACTCCGCGCGGATGGCGTCAAGCTCCGCGAAGGTCTGCACGACCGCCACGCAATCGAGAGCGGTGCTCGAATCCGTGAAGTCGTGGGTCTTGCCGTCTGCGAATTTCATTGTCTTCGCCATACTTCTTCTCCTTCATCTCATACGCTAAACGTATAGTATTGCCAACGTGATGTTATATTCCTGAGCCACGTTAGCGCGTAGCAAGACCGTGTTCTCATCCCAATTCGCGGCGACGAGAACCGCTGCTTGAGCAGTGGCCGCGTATCTGCAAGTCACGTGCTTGATTCTCGAAAAGTCAACGGGCCACGTGACGCTAAGATCTCGGCCACCTGTTCCAATGGTAAGGTTGTTCACGAGCTTCAGCGTAGTGTATTTGAGCGTTGGCCCGATGCTTTCGAGCTCTCCACCGACTGTCGTGGCGGTCGAGTTGGAATCGGAAATGGTATTGCCTTTGGCAATTGCGCTCTTGACCTTGCGCAGAACGCCGTTGACCACCACGTAGCCGCCAGCCGCGTACGCCTGCGAAGCGATTGCCGAAGATTCCACCGCCGCGCTCGGGACGATCTGCCGCTGAAGCGAGATGCTATCTGAGTTGTTGATTGTGAACGTTGACGTGGTGTCGTCGGTGTACGTGATTGTATAGGTATCGACCGAGCCAGTCGTGCCAGTCTTTTTGATGCTGGTGATTCCTCGCCCGTTCTTTCCCTTGATGTTACCGATTAGTGTCTTTGCCATACCATCACCCCTTTGTCACATAGTATAGGTTGCCAGTCGATGAGTCATACTCGAAGTCTGGAACCTTGTCCGAGTCCGAGTGGTAGACCCAGAGGTTGCCGTCAGTATCGACGCCCATGTTGAACAGCCCGGAAACGGGCACCGATACCGTGTTCCCCGGATCGCCCTTCTCGCCCTTCTCGCCGTCGCGACCGTTCGTAACGTAGAAGCTGCTCTCGGTTCCGTCCGTGAGCCTTACCGTGTACGTGTCAATCAGGCCGTCGGTTGCGGTCTTGTCGATTGACTCGATGTTCGCGCCAGCCTCTCCCTTGAGTAGCATGACCTTGACGGTCTCGTCTATCTTCGCCATTTCATCACCCCCAAGATTAAAACGTTACGTCCTGCATGATTTCAAGCACTCCGCGCATGACCGTGAAAACGTCACCGTTGCAGCCGATTTCGAAGTCGTAGAAGTACTTACCGGGCTTCGCACTGGCGGTGTCGCTCGGAGCTACCCGCACGATGTACGTGCCCTGTCCCAGTTTAGAAACGCCGTCCGAAAGCGACTTCCTGAAGAGGAATCGGTTGTCACTGCGGTTGGACTTGCAGGTGAAATGGGCACGCTCCAGATCCTGTCCGAAAGGCGCTCCCGTCTCGTCGTAGACCTGCACACAGAAGGAAAGGGTATCGCCGCGCGTCATGCGGATGTACTTGTCTTCCATCGTGAAATTAGTCCGCATCATATCCACCTCGAAAAGTCTTCGACCTTGATTCCGGTAACGTCGCCGTTCCATGATATGACGTTCTCGCCGACCTTCAGAGCGAGGTCTGCATAATCGCCGGTCACGTGTCGGTTCATCAGGGCGTCGCCATGATACGCGTTCATTTCCTCAGCATCTATCGTGATGTATCCGCCTTCGATTGAGAACGACAGCACAGTGACCGCGTTGATCGCAAGCTCGGCGTTCCCGCTGCCGTACACCGTGACAGTCGGCCTTGACACGACGTTCCCGCGATTGGTAATCGTGATTTGGTTGAAGCTGTTGCTCGCCATTGTGACGCCCAGCGTGAAGTCTACCGAAGTCCCGGCCCTGATGTCGAGCCACAGCGCATCGTACTCTGCGCCCGAGTCAGCCGTTGCGGTCATGGTCGAGTCGCCGTCGCTCTTAAGCTCCATGTACGAGCCGCCGAAAGACCTGTCATTCGACGGTGAGCCGTCGATGAGCCTTAGCGCGCACCCGGCAGCGCTGCCGCTAGCCGAAGCGGTGAGTGTGTAGCTGCCAGAGAGCGACATGCTCTCGATGGGAACCTCTATATCGACATCGCCCGTCGCCGTGCCAGACACCCTGATGCTGCCGCCGCTCGAAGCGACCGTTATGCCGAACTTGGTAGCGGTCGAATCCTCGACGTGAAGGAACTGGTTCACGATGTCGAAAGTCCTGTCCACCGCGTCGTACTTGTAAGGCTGAACGTGCATCTTGACCTTAGCCGTGCGGAACCTAATCAGGCGCTCGAAGTCGATTTGGTCGAGAATCTGGTAGCGGTAATATTTGTCAAGTTCGTTGCCGAAAACGACCTCCCCCTCGGAATCGAAGAAGGAGATCGCGTCATCGATGTCGAACTCACCGTGAAGGCCGATGCTCACCTCCTTGTCGTAGGCGGAATAGCCAAGCTTCGTGACTATATCGCCGTCGCGCCCGTCGATTGTCTCGATGGACGTGCGCATATTCGGCTTGCTGATTGGCGGAAGCGACTGGATTATCAGTCCATTGATGCTCGTGCTCTTCTCGCCGTTCAATTCGATGAAGTTAATCATGTAAACACCTCCTATGCGTAGATCGCGTTCGTGACCGTGCGCTCCACGAACTTGCCTGCCACCTCGTCATCGAGAACGATGTGGACGCGCCCAAGGGCTTCGACGACTGCGTCAACGATTCCGTCGTTGCCACCGAAGCCAGCACCAGCCGATTGATAATCGACCGATGCCATCGTGCCGTCAATCGAGAACGACGAAGCGTCAGGCATGGCGTCCTGCATTTGGCGCGTCACGTTGCCCATCTCGCTCTCGAAGCCCTCGCCGATGCCCTGAGCGATGTACTTTCCGACCTGGTCTCTGAAGAGACGGGAAGGTGAGTGGATGCCGAGTGCCGACTTCATGCCGTCGAGGATTCCGCCAGCAAAGCTCTTGACCTTGTCGGCAAGCCATCCAGCTGCACCGCTGATGCCGTCCCAGATGCCACGCACGATGTCACCGCCGATGGTGAGAATGCGACCCGGCAGCGAGGTCAGACCGTTGACCACCGCGTCGAACATTCTCCTTGCGCCCTCCGCGCCCTTGCTCGCCATGTTCCCGGCCCATGAGCCGAGGTTCGAGATTACGTTGCCCAGGAAGCTCGCGATGCGCCCTGGCAGCTGCGAAACGAAGCTGATTGCGTTGCTAAGGAACTGCGAGCCTGCACGCGAAGCGTTGGATGCCATGTTCGAAACCCAGCCAACGACGTTGGAAATGATGTTGCCAAGGAAGCTCGCCACGTTCGCGGGAAGGTTCGTAATGAAGCTTACGACGTTGCTCACGAACTGCGAGCCTGCGCTAGCCGCCTGCGCCGCCATGTTCGAAACCCACCCCGTGACCGTTGCGATGACGTTGTTCAGCCAGTCGGCGAACATCTGCGGCAGCTGCGAGATCGTGGTGCCGAGGTTAGAGAAGAAGTCCCCGATTGCCTGAATCGCATTGCCTACGAAGTCCTGGATTCCCTGCCACGCGCTCATGACCGCCTCGCGGAAACCGTCGTTGGTGTTCCAGAGCACGACCAGCGCAGCGACCAGTCCGGCGACAAGCGCGACCACAAGCCCGATTGGTGATGCGAGCTGCACCGCGTTGAGAAGCTGCTGCGCGACTGTAACTCCTTCGGTCGCGGTCTTCCAGCTTTTGAACGCTGTGACCAACGCTTCGACCTTCTGCGCGACCATGATGCCGACCAACGCTGCGGAGATTCCGGCAAGAATCGGCGCTATCGTAGGTAGGTTGTCCTTCAGCCACGAGACGCCGTCCTTGATTGGCGGGATGACCTTTGAAATGCCGTCGTTGATTGCGTTGATGAAGCCAGTCACGTTCTCGCTGCCGATAGCGTCGTAGATCTGCATGAGGCCGTCCGTCACAGCCGCCTCGAGGTTGCCCATGGCGCCCTCGAAGGTTGACGTCGAAGTGGCGGCCTGCTGCGCTGCGTCGGTGAAGCCCAGATCCATGATTGCCTGGTTGAACTCGTCAGCCGTGATTTGGCCTTGCGCCATAGCGTCACGGAAGTTGCCCGTGTAAGCGCCGTTCTTCTGCAACGCCTCTTGCAGCTGGCCAGACGCGCCAGGAATCGCGTCAGCCATCTGATTCCAGTTCTCCGTCGTGAGCTTGCCAGCGCCCGCCGTCTGGGTGAGCACCATGGCCACGGACTTGAAGGTGTCGGCGTTGCCGCCAGCTACGGCGTTCAAGTTGCCTGCGGCCTGCGTCAGACCCGTGTAGTCCTGGATGCCGTTCGCCGCGAGCTGCGCGGTCGTGTTCGCAACCGTGTCGAGGTCGTACACCGTCTGGTCGGCGTACGTCTTCATGTCGTCCTTGGCTTTGGAGATTGCCGAATCGTCGTAGCCAGCGAAGCTCATGGTCGATTCGAACTTCGTCAGAGCGTCGGCGGAGTTGATTGCTTCGCCCGCAAGACTCTTAACTCCGTTGATTGCCGACATGACGATGTTTCCAGCGAGGTTTGCGATAGCGCCCTTCAGGATCGTGAACCCGCCCTCTGCGTTCCGCGCCTTCTCGCCAGCGTCCTCGACCGATTCGCCGAGCTTTCCGCTTGAGGTTGCGGATTTGCCCATCTGCGATTCGAGGTCTTTGATTTCGCTCGCGGTCTTGTTGATGTCCGTCTGCGCGTTGTTCATCTGCGTGCGCAAGCGCGACATGGCGTTGGCGTTCGAGTCCTGCGCGGCGGTGCTCTTGTCAACGTCCTTGGCAAGCTGCGCGACCACTGCGGCCTGTGCCTTGTACTCGGCTGAAGACGTACCCAGTTCCTGCCCGATTCGTTCGAGCTTGGCCTTCCCTTCCTCGTATGACGCGACCAGCTTTTCGTGGTTCGTCGTGTTGGTCTGGTATTCGGAGGCCATCTTGGCGTACTGCGCCTGAAGCGTCGAGAGCCGCTGCTTCTGCTGCTCAAGCTTCTCGTTGAGTACGCCCTGCTTGGCCGTGAGCGCCTGCGTGCTCGTGTCGCTCTTGTCGTACTGCGACGCCACGAGCTTCATCTCGGACGATACCTCCTTGAGCCTCTGCGTGATGTTCCGCAGGGCCGCGCGGTACTCGCTCTCGCCCGTGAGCTTGACTGCGCCACCAAAACTTGTCATTTGAAATCACCCCCATGTTTCACGTGAAACATTAGAACCATTCCTCGTCGCTCTCGGACTGCGCCTTGAGCTTGGCGTATGTTGACCCGTTCGCCCTCAGCATCGTCTCGGTATCGAACGTGTCCTTGTACGCTTGGTACAGCGCCCAAAAGCGTCTAAATGTGAGCCTCCCGACCTCCTTGTCGGACGAAAGCCCAAGCCTCGCCCGCCCGATGAAGTAGTACCACGCGAAGTTAATGGTCGGGTCGTAGCCAAAGATTACGTCTCCGTCGTGGATTATGCGTTTTTTGAATCATCTGCCGTGGAATCGACCACAGTCTGCTGCACCTTGTCCGTCACGGACTCAAGCCCGACCTCGGTGAGGATGCGGGCCACCTTGCGATGCGTGAGCGGCTTCTCGTCGGTGCCGTTCTCGTCGTTGTCGATGTCGATGCCCTCGTTGATCATCTGCGTAGCCCCGAAAACGAGCGCCTTGATGTTAGGCTCGCCATCTTCGGGCTCAACCAGCTTGCCCCACGCCTCGATGCTGCCGTACTCGTTCTGAATCGCCTCCATCACGTTGAGGTCGAAAGCGAGCTTGTACGTCTTGTCCTTGTACTCGATTTCCTGCATTGCGCTCTTCACTGCGTCTTCCTCCATTTTCTCGGAAATGGGCCACGGGCCGCATAGGCCCATGACCCATTATCCCGCATCTTTTGGCACGCGCCACCTCTAGGCGGCAGCTGCCTTGAGCTTGTCCTTGACCCAAGAGACGGCGGCGTCCTTGGTGTCGAACGTCTTTGCGGCGCTCCAATCGCCGTTCGCGAGCTGCGATGCCGTTCCCTCAATCTCGGGCGTCTTGAAGTCGACCTTCTCTCCCTTGGTCTGGTCATCCTGAGAAGGCTCGGAGAACTTGACCTTGTAAAGGAACTCTCCCTTGTACTTCATGGCGCCGTTGACCATCTTTGTGATGACTCGTCCGAGTCCGATGTACGGTGCAACGTCGTTCGCGTTGCGCACCATCTCGCCGCCAGTGACATCCTTTCCAGCGTCAGAAACCTTGTGGCCGAGGATGGGCGCGAAGATCGTATCGTCATCGTCCGCGACGCCAAGGGTGACCTTTGCCGAGTTGAAGGTCTTGTCAGACTCGGCGAGCGCGTCCTCCGCGTAGAGAGTTGCGTCGTTGTTGGTGACGTCAACCTTGCATGACACCGCCTTGCCGAACGTCTTGGGACCCTTGTACGATGCCGTGCCGTCCTCGGCTTCGGTCAACTCAGACCACCACAGGTTTGTGAGTCCGATTTTTGCCATTTTAAACCCCTCTTTCCTTTGCGAAGTTGAGCGTCACATGGAAATACCCAGTGTCGCTCTCGAACATGTCCCCAGAAGAGCGGGACGGCTGCCATGCCCACCCAGCATCTTCGAGAACCTTCTTGACCGCTTCGACGATTGCGGTGTAGTTGCCCTTGCCGTACACGTCGAAGTCGAAGTATGTGACGTACCCCAGCAGGGAATCATCGCCAGAGTAAGAGCTGTCGTCATACTCGCGCGAATAGATGATGTAAGGCTCGCCGTGCCCATCATACTTCACGAACCTTACGGGAATTGACGCATCTCCAACGGTGAACCCCGAGAAGAGCTTTTCGATTTCCGCGTTCATCCTAATCACCATTGATGTAGCGGTCTTGAACCTTCATCATCGCCGCTTCGATCTGACCCTTCTTGAAGCTCTTTCGCATGAACGGGTGACGCGGGTACGGCGAGCTGCTGCGCCCGTATTCGAAAAGGTTGCACACCAAAGGCGCGGGCGTTCTATTCCCGTCATCGTTCTCGAAGTAGCCATAGAACGCGACCTTGGTGTTGCGCCCACCGTCTGACGGCGTGTAGTACGGTCGCGTAATCGTCAGGCACTGCATGATGCCGGAGTTGTGGAAGCTCGCCGGGACGTTGGCTTTGACGTTGGCTAGAACCGTCTTCGCGCCCTCCTGGGTCATTTCCTCAAGCATCTTCTGAGTATCGTCGCCAAGCTCTTCGAAAACCTTCATAAGCTCGGTCGGCAATTCGATTTCCATCCTCGCCATCAGTGCGTCACCTCCTTTGCCTGTATCTCAAGCTCTACGTTCGCGTAGTTGACGTTGTTGAGATACTGAATCTCGTAGCGCCTTCCGTCGAACAGAACGACCATGTCTCGGTCGATTTTTGTTGTCAGCGGGTAGCGAATCGTGAAGTTCGTCGTTGCCACCTCGAAGCTCGTCCCGCTCTTGATGAGCGTGTACCCGCTCGTAGTTCTCACGCTCGCGTAGGCTTCCAGTACGGGCTCGTCAATCGTGGTTGGGAACCCTTCCGCGTCGTGCGATACCTTCGGCTTGACGATTTCAATCCTGTGGTCGTACTTGCCTGCGTTAATCATCGTGCATCACCGAAGGCAGAAGGTTGACGGAGTGCATGTCGAGGATGCTCTGCACCGCCAGATTTACGTTCGCGGAATCGACGTACAGGGCGCGGTTGTCGTACATGTCCTGGCAAAGCACGAGAAGTGCGATAACGAGGTCGCTGGATTCGTCCAGCTGCTCAGCCTTAAGCCCCGTGTACTTGCTCATGTACGCGGTTGCCGCGCCGATAATCGTCTTTAGGAACCCGTCATCGGATTCGGTCACTTCGCCGACCCGCAGGTATTCCGCAAGGTCGGTCGAAGTGACATCCGAGACTTTCGAGATCTGGTTCATGTCGTTTCCCCCTTACTCTTGGGGATTCGGCTCCCCAGACTTCTTGACGCTCCTGCCACGCTTGGGCTTGACTTCCTCGATGTAGCCAGCCTTGGTGAGGTCGGCGACGATTTCGGCGTCCTCAATCTCCCGCGTCTCACCCTCGAACATCGAGATGACGCCGCTGAAGGACTTGAGCGCCCTATGCACTGGCCATCACCAGCTTGGCAAGCTTCTGCGCGTTCTGAACCTTGGAATCGAACTCGAACCAAGAGATAACGCCGGTCGCGTGCTCGTCTGCGTACTTCTCGCGGAGAACCTCAGTCGTGATGTTCTCGGAGAACTTCGTCACGAGTCCAGTCATGTCGCCGTAGTAGATGACGGTCTTGTCGCCAGCAATGTCGGGCATGTTGTCGGACACGTAGACGGGCTTGCCGAGAAGGACGGTGCCGAACGGGGAGGAGATGTCGTCATTGAGCAGGTAATGGCCGTCGGAACCCTTCAGCAGTCGGAGCGCCGTGCGGGTCGCGGGGGACATAACCCAAATCGCGTTGCCCTGGAAAGCGTCCTTGATGGAATCCTTCAGCTTGACGACCTCGTCGGACGTGATTGCAGTGGCGGCTGCGGTGGTCACGGCGTTGGTGAGCTTGGAAAGACCCTCGACCTTGCCCTCGGTGCCGAGGAGAAGCTCGTGCTCGATGAAGCGCGCGATGTCCTCGCCCATCTGGTTGACCACGAAGGAGACGATGTCGAACTGGGAGTTGTTGATAAGCGAGTTGCTAATCTTGCTCAGAGCACCAGCGAGGTAGCCGTCGAGCTCGATGTTTTTGAACTTGCCGTTGGAAGAGGTCAGTGGCTTGAACTCGTCGGCATACGCGACGGTGATGCCGCCTGTCGTGGTGTCGTAGTACGGAATCTGGAGCTTGCCCTTGACGGGGTACTTCTGGGACTTCTCAAGAATCGGCGAGACGTCGTAGACCTTCTTGATGATCTGCTGCGCGATTGTGGTCGGGATGACGGAACCGTTGTCGGTCTTGGTCAGCTCGCCAGCGCGTTCGTGCATCACGCGGCCACGGATGAAGTTCTCGAAGGCGCGGCGCTCCTGCTGCTCCTGAGTCGGCTTCGGCTCGCCGCCATCGGGCGTAGGCTCAGGCTTCGGCTTCTTGTCCTTGGAGTCGTCAAGCTCGTCGCCAATCTTGAGCGCCTCCTTGATGCGCTTGACATCATCGCGAATCTCGGCCAGCTCCTCGGCCTCGTCCTCGGTAAGCTCGCGCTTGTTGACCTCGGCGTCGGCGAGAATCTTCTCGGCCTGGTTAATCTTATCGTTCTTCAGCTCCATGAGGTTCTTGTAGCTCAGGGAGCGGGTGTGGTAGGTCTTCGGCATGTTAGCCCTCCTTCATCTCGGCGATAATCGCCTCATACTTGCTGTAATCGATTTGCTGCTCTGTTTCACGTGAAACATCGTCGTTCTTGGCGTCGCGCTTTTCGGCTGTTTCATGTGAAACATCCACGTCAGCCGAATCCGAGTCGAAGGATTCAGAGACGAACATGCTGTCCTCTGAATCCTTGTCGCGTGCCATGATGAGAGTACCATCGTAGGCTGGAACCTTGGAGCGGTCGAGGATGGATACCTCCTCAAGGTCGAGGTCGTTCACCTCGCGGGTGAGCATTCCGTTCTCGACCCCGTTCTTGACGTCTCGGTCGAAGAAGCCGAAAGACCATCCAACCAGGTCACCGCGCTTCGCCATCTCCACGACGTCCTTGTCTGAAGTGGTGCACTTTGCCCGCAGACCGATGTTGTCTTCGACCAGTTCGAGGTTGCCCTTCTTGGTGCTGCCGAGGTCGCGCTGCCAGTCGTGGTTGAGCAGGACGTGAACGTCGTCGTTGCGCTTCAGGGCACGCGCGAAAGCGCCCTTCTTGATTCTCTCGATGAACTTTCCCATGCGAGACATGAGAGGCTTCGAGTCGCGCTCCACTGCGTTGACGTAGCCCTCAAGCTCGACGCTATCCTCACGAATGTTAATCTGCATTGATTTCACCCCCTTGCGCCTCACTTGCGCCGCCAGAATCCGAAATGCCAGCCGCCTTCGTGGTGTCCGTGTTAGGGGTGTACGTCTCTCCGGTGGTCGTGTCGAACAGAACGGAGCCGAGTCCGAGGTCGATGATGTCAAGCCCTGGAATCTCGTTCATGTTCTCGTTGTGGCGCATTTCGTTGATTGACATGATACTACATTCCTTGGCGAGCTTATATGTCTCGTAGCGCTCCTTCAGGCTGGCCTTGATAATCTCGCGGCTGTCGAACGCGAAGAAGTAATTTCGCTTCTCTCGCTCGAGAAGAAGGTCGCGGTTGAGCGCCGTCTCGAACGCCCGCACGATTGGGTAGATCGCGAACTTCCACGTCTCCTCGAAGTCATCCCTGATGTGGAATATGCCGTTGATTTCGTCGGCCATCGTCCGCTTGTTCTCGTTGAGCTGCATTTCCGTCGATGTGCTGCTCGCTTCCTGGAACTCCAGGCCGTTGTTGAGCACCACGACGTTCTCTTCGGAGTTGCCGTAAAGGTTCGACCATGCGCTTTTGAGCGCGTCGATCTCCTCCTGTCCCAGCTTTCGCTGCGACTTTAGGAACCCGCGCTTGTTTCCGCCTGCCTTCACCAGCCCCAACTGGTACATGAGCGTCTGGTATCCCGTCTCAAGGGCCTTCGCGACCTCGACCGTAAGGCCGACGCCGGAAGCGCCGTCCTTAGTGTTGCGAAGAATCTTGACGAACTCGAACGGCTTGTACGTACCGTCTCCGACGATGATGTCATAAGACTTGTGAATCGGGTCGCTGTTGATGTTGATGCTCACCGCGTCGCATTTCACGTAATAAAGACCCGTCACGTCGTTGCGGCTGCGCTCGATGTAGCAATAGCCGCCCTTGCCCATGAGGTAGTCCTCGACCATCGCCTTCTTGAGCTGGAACCCGTCAAGCGTGTCACCCGTGTCGCCGTTGAGCATCTTCGGGCGCGGGTCGTTCTCCATCTCCTCGACAACACCCTTCTTGGTGCGGTAAAGGCGCACCGGCATACAGGCCACGGCGCTCGTGATGAAGTCAACCGCGCCAGATACTGCGGGCAGCATCATCGCCTTGTCCCGGTCGATTGGCTCGTTTGCGAGCAATGCACGCAGAAGCACGTCGTTCACCGTGCCGTCGTTGCCTATGACGTTCTCGGCGGAGCGCTTGCGCTCCCGCCAATCGCTGAGCCATCCCATGTAATCACCCCTTTTTATATGACCTGGACCGTGAAGTCCGGCATTTGATTGAAAACAACGTCCTGCTGGAGCAAGTATACGGCGTTGATAAGCGATACGACCATATCGACCTTGCCCTTGCTCCGCTTCTTGTGGACGTACATATTGCGGTTCGTGTCGTAGCTGCATCGTGCGTTCTGGAAGTTGATTTCTAGCAGCCTGTTGTCGGTGTACTCGAACTCGCCACAGAGAATCTTCTCCTTGAGCAGCTTTGTCGGCGGATGGAGCACGCTCGAATGCTGCCTGATTTCGACCGTGTTGTAGCCCTCGCCCTCAAGCTTCTGCGCCGTGCTGAGAGCGTTCCATCGGTCATAGCCGATTGCCTGAACCTGCACGCCGAACCTCTCCTCGATGCCGAGGATGAAGTCCTCGACCACCTTGTAGTCGATTACCCTGTCACCGCAGGCTATGCACTTCCCAGCCCTGACGAACTCGTTGTAATCGATTTTCTCGTATGCGTTCTTCTCGGGGATGCGCCCCTCTGGCACGAACGCGAAAACGTCTGCGAGGATGTTTCCGTCATCATCGGCGGCGACCATCGCGACCGCCGTGTTGTCGTTCGTCTCCGAGAGATCAAGCCCCAGATACACGACGCGGCCCTTCCAGTCGATGTTCGCGACCTTGCAAGCCTGCACGTCGGCAACGTCGATGAACGTCTCCGTTCCCTGTCCCTGGTAGATGATGTTGCAGTGCTTTGTGAGGAAGTTCTCGCGTGCCGATTCGACCGCGATTGCGTAGGCGCGTTTCTTCCTCAAGTCCTCCCAAATCTCGGGGATCTCCAAACTCACGGGGTTAGCGTGGCGCATCACCAAATCGTCCGTCATCCAGTCCTTGGTTTCGTCTGGCTCGTAGAGCAAGGCGAAAACCGCATCGTCTTCGGCAATGCCGTCGAGAACCTTCTTCGCATACGCAACCTCGTCCTCGAATGGGTTGTCGATGGTCGGGTACTTTGTGCTGATGATGAAGCCGAGCTTGTTCAGGATGTTGAGCTGCCCAGACTTCATCGCTTCGACCGCGTAGCTCGTGGGAAGAGCGCCGACCTCGTCCGCGCAGAATGCACTGGGAAGTCGGCCATCCATTCGAGACGTTGAATAGCTCAGCGGGACGTATGTCGAGCTTTTGGGAATGAACGTGATGGATGGCTTCAGAATCTTGAAGCGCTTGTTGTCCTTGTACTCGTAGACCAGCGGTGACGAGCGCAGGGTCTGCGATATCGCTTCGCGAATCTGCCTTGAGAGCGCCCCGTCCGGCGCGACCGAAAAGAACTCAGCGAATCGCGGCTCGGTAAGCATGAGGATAATGAAGATAGCCGCCACCGTGTACGTCTTGAAGTTCTTGCGGGCGATTTCAAGCAGCCCGATTTCGTACCGGCGCTTATCTGGATTGTCGCGGTGGACGGTGCAGAGGACGGCGATGTAGAGCAGCCATTGGTAGCCAGTCGTGCATTCGTAGAGCGTCTGTCCAGTCTTCAGGCCCTTCGGCATGATAAGCAGCTTCAGGATTGACTCAACCTGGCGAATCTTTGCGTCGCTGACAACGTACTTGTCGCTCTTGCCCTCGCATACGTCCATCCATAGGCGCATCTGCTTCTTGACGTACCTCGGCGTCGTGTCTGCGTCTATCGCACGCTCGCAGTACTCGTAGCCCCTATTCCTCGCCATCGCTGTCACCGTTGATTATCGCCATGAGCGGGTCATACCCAGAGTCGCGCTCCTCGTCCTCCTTGGCGAAACCCTTGATGATTTTCATGAGCGTGGTCACCGTGCGGTTTGCCGAGTCCGTGGTCTTGTTGTACTCGGTCACCGCTGGGTTGACGTAGATGTTCGCCCGCCCCTTCACGTACTCCTTCGTGACGAGCGTTCCCGTTTCCTTGATTGCCTTCTCCAGCTCGGAAAGGTTGCTGAGCTGCACCTGGTAACGCTTGAAGGTTGTCACGAAGAAGAAATTCGTCTGCACGCCAGTCTCTTCGGCAATGCGCAGAATCTCGACTGCCTGCTCGTTAAGGCTCTTCTTTGCCATGTTCGCCACCTCCGTTTTCTGTGTCTATCGCTTGGAATCTTCGGGAATGGACTCGCGTTCCACTCGGTCATCATCGTTCTTTCCAAGGTTCGCGACTATGCCGCGCTCACGTTCCGACAACTCCCATACGTACTCAAGCTCCACGCCATCCGCGTTGGCAGCGTCGCGCGCAGCAGCTTCAGCTTCGCGCGCCGCCGTCTCGGCGTCACGCGTCGCATTCTCCGAGAGCAAGAACCCGCTGCCGTAAATGCCTTTCCCCTCAAGTCGCTGCGCATCTAAAGCGGAAATGCGCAGCGCGTCCTCACGGCGAAGCCTGAAGTCCACGCCACGCAAACACCATCGCGCAACCATGGCGGAAGTGATGACCTCTGGCGGATACGAGTATTTAGGAAGCTGCTTCTTCGCCTCACTGAGATTCTCGTCATTCGCCTGCCGCATAGCGGCCTCGAGTGCAGGTGCCGTCCTCACAATCAAATCTGTCTCAAGATTCGTGACGAACGACGTACCAACTTCCGCGCCGTTCTCGTAGGTCACACTGCCACCGCACGGCACGTAGCACACGCCATCGACACGGCTGAACAGGGTCAGCGTAGGCGCGAAGAGGAAAAACCGCACGCCATGCTCCTGGTAGAACCTCTGAATCTCCGAGAGAATCGAAAACGGCGGATTGTCCACGACGCAGCAGCCTGGCGCGTAATCCTCCGAACGGTAATCGCCGCCAGGATAGAACGGCGCACCATGTCTCTTCGGTCAATCCCATACTCCTGCGACACCCGTGCGGCCACAGCCTCATACACGTTGTCGGGCGTGTAGCAGTCGTCCGTCGTCTTCTTCGGCTTGAACTTGTCCACGAACTCGTTGTATTCGTCGTTTCCGTCTTCGTGGTCATCGCCGTCCTTCGCATCGCGGTCGAACCAACCGCCAGCATCGGAATCCGCAGCATGGGTTTCGCCCCAAAGATTGAGGTCGAAACCGAAATCGCCCATGTCGATATCGGCGATGCTGTCCAGCTCGATGTCGAGCTTGTCCATGTCCCATTCGGCGAACTCGCTCGTCTTGTTGTCAGCCAGACGGAAAGCCTTCACCTGCTCGGGCGTCAGATCGTCCGCCACGATAACTGGCACCTGCTTCAGCCCCAGCTTGTGCGCAGCCTTCAGCCGTGTGTGCCCGTTGATGATGACGTTCTCGCCGTCGACCACGATTGGAACCTTGAAACCGAACTCCTTGATGCTCGCCGCCACCGCATCGACCGCGTTGTCGTTCAATCGCGGGTTGTTGGCATACGGAATAAGCGAATCGACGGCCATGTAGGTGACTTTTGTCTTCTCCATGCCTTGAAAACTCCCTTCTCTATGTTCTGAAAGCCGCTATGGGGGAACGCTCGAAAGAATCCCCCGATAATCGCCCTTATTGAATGATAATCGCGGTTTTTGACCAATAAACCGCTGGTATCCAAAAAAGCCCAGCAGATTGAAAATCCTGTGTCTTCTCT